GAAATGTAGGTTACTAAAATTATTTATATTTTCCACTTGATGACAATGTCCTCAGCTGTTACCCTAACCTTGTTTATAAGCCCTCTAACAAGAACCTTTTGACTTTCGTAGTCCATTGAAAAGACTTTCTCAGCGTTTAGCAGCTCCCTCATATCAGCCTTTCTTTTGTCTTTTCCAAGAGCTGGATCGTTTTCTAGTTCAGTCTCAAGAGTCGCCCTCATGCTTATAAATTCGGCTGACTTGTTCTGTAACTCCTCAAGAGTAATGCGATCATCTATGTATAGATCGTTAAGTCTGCTCAATTTCTTTGACAGCTCCTCTATTTGTCTCTTGTAGCTCTCACGGTCGATGGTTTCAGCACTGTCCTCTGAAAATATTTTATCCAGGTAACCAGCGTCATCTTGTAGCTTGCTGATTTCTGTCAGTACATAAGCCTCAAGGTCATCTTTGTAATAAAATCCTGAGTCACATTTTTTGTTATCATTGTAGGTAGTGATGCCTCTCAGTGTTCTTGGGTGTCTTTGATGACATTCGTATTTTTTAAACCTGCTCCCATCTTTTCGCTTTACTCCTAAAATAATTTTTAAAGGTGCGCCACAATATCCACATTGGCCAATGCCTGATAGTATGTATTTTGCTTGGAATGGCCTAGGGTTGACGTTCTCTGCAGCCGTCCTTTGTCTGATCTTCAGTTCTTCCTTTGTCTTGTTATAAACATCCTCTGTAATTATTGGCTCATGATTACCTGGATAAACTTCTCCCTTGAACTGATTGAAACCACAGTAGACAGGGTTATCTAGTATGGCTCTGACCGCTCGATAGCTCCAATCAATTTCTTTGGGAAACTTCTCGTTTAGGTCATCTCTTAATTTTGTAATGGATCTCCCTCTCAGATAACTTTCAAAGATAAACTTAACAGCCAGAGCCTGGGCTGGATTGATAGTAATGGTTCCTGTCTCTCTGTGGTAGTCGTATCCATAGGATGTTTTAGCCCACATCATGGATTTCCCAGCCTTGGCACGTCCTATTTTCCCAAGTTGCATGCGTTCCTTAATTTGCTCCCTTTCTAGCTGAGCAAAGACGCTCAAGAGCCCAATCATAGCCTTTCCAAAAGGGGTAGAGGTGTCAAAGTTTTCTTGTAAGCTTAGAAAGGCTATATTATTCTTTATGAAAATATCCTCAATCAGGTAAAGCGTATCTTTCTGACTACGGCTAAGACGGTCCAGCTTATAGACTAGAACTGTGTCAAATTTTCTTTTTTTAGCATCTTTGATAAGTCCCTCTAGCGCTGGTCTGTCAGTATTTGCTCCTGAGAAACCACCATCAGTATATATCTTGTATACATTCCAGTCTTTAATATCGCAGTAGCTAGAGAGCTTAGCTTTTTGCTCATCGATAGAGTACCCCTCCTCAACTTGCGAGGTAGTGGATACCCTGACATATATAGCTACTTTATTTGTAGTTTTCATTATAGTACCTCTTTCAAAATTTCCTAAAAAATGATAAAATGGGTACAAGAAAAGACATCATGCGAGGTTATCTCCATGACAATCTTTTCCTGCTACATGCCTCACGCTCAGACTCGCCAAAGTTTGAGAGCGTGGGGCTTTTTTTTATTTCTTGGACTTAAAGACACAGCCACAGTTTCGACAGTGCCAGTTGTGTTTCCCTTTTTTACCAACTAGGCCGAGGAGGACAAACGGCCAGGCAATCATCCAGCCGATGCACCCAACACAACCATTGAAACCTTTACGGTCCTGCATCATGTATTCAATTTGATCACTGCCACATTTTGGACAACATCTTACATATTTAGCCATTATTATATATTCCTTTCTTAATTGTGCTAAATTTTTTAAACTTTATAAATATCTACGACTTCACCGATTGTTCGGATGTCGTCGTTTTCTGACAAGTGGATTTCTTCGTATCCACTATTCAGACTTTGCAAGTACCAGGAACCGTCATAGTCTCTTTTTAGCTTTTTGACAAAGTTCTTGCCATTCACTTGGAAGATGCCGATTGAGTTGACAGCAATTTGACTAGCTACTCTGATAAATAATAAGTCATTATCTTCTATGAGTGGCTCCATTGAGTCGCCAGCAACCTTAGCTATCGTGTCATATTCCTCTGGTACATCTTCAACTCTGAGCTTGACTTCCATATGCAGATTATCTTCCTGAAATGTTCCATGACCTGCAGCTACCAAGCCCTCTACATAATCAGTAATATAATCCTCGTCATCTTGAGGCTTGTTAAAAATAGAAATAATATTAGAGTTTTCTTGCTCCTCAAGTTGGTCTTTAGCATAGCTAAGGACTTTTTCTTGTCTAGGTTTCTCTAACTTATTGTAGATAGGCAAGATTTCAGGCTGTTCATTTGATGTTGAGTTACGTTCATTATCTGGTACACGTTTTCTCTCAACGTCGTAGCCCATAAGCCATGCTTCACTCACATTGAGTGTTTTAGAGAGAAGATATAATTTTTTATCGTCTGGTTTGGACTTCCCAGTTACATATTGAGACAAGGCGCTCCGCCCCATTTTAACTCCTAGTTGTTTTTGGAAAGGTTTGGATTTTTCTAAAATATCAACTTGTCTCAAATTCCTTTCAGACATTATCTGTCTAAGTCTTTTTGAAGTGCTACTACGTTCCATAAGAAAACTCCTTATAAGATTTCATATTCCTATTATAAACTAACTTGAACAAAAATTCAAGCAATGAATTCAAGAAATTTGAATTTTCTTGTTGACAAGGATAAAAAATGATGTTAGAATGAAACTGTTCAAGATATTTGAGCAAAAGATAAACAGGAGGATAAACAATGACCAAAGATTTTTCAAAATTGTCTGGGAGAATCGTCGAAAAGTACGGAACACAATATAATTTTGCTATTGCTTTAGGCTTATCAGAGCGCTCTTTGTCGCTGAAACTCAATAATAAAGTGGGTTGGAGAGACGAAGAAATGGAACGAGCTATAGATTTGTTGGATCTTGACCTAAACGATATTCCAGCATATTTTTTTACAAACCTTGTTCAAGTATCTTGAGCAAACGATGTAGAAAGGAGCGAATATGAACGAACTAGAATGGTTTTGCTTTACTATCATTGTCAATACTATCATAGGTCTTGCTACATACTACGCTAGTAAAAGAGATAGAAAAAAGCGCATCAACGAGTATAAAAAAATACAAGATGATGAGCTTGAAAGAATTAGAAATAAACTTAATTTATGATTTTCTAGAGGTCTTTTGAATGAATTTTTTATTTAGGTTTTGTTTATGACTGTTAGCTTTATCAGCTAATTTTAAAGCTTTGTCCAAATCAACCTCGCCTGCTAAAACCTTGTAGGCAAGATCATTCACCTTCATAGCCTTGTCGGTTTCGGCATCGAGTTGGGACACTTTCTCAAGTTCTTGCAACCGTAATTCATGAGCTTGCTTGACTTTTTCAAGTTCCAAGGCATGTTGTTGTATGAGAGTATCGATCTGATAATGAAATTCTCTTTCGAGTTTTTCAACAATATGTGAATGTTCTTTAGCTTGTTTTTCAATCTCAGCTTTATTGTTAGCCTTAGATGCGGCATACGACCATAACCCTGAGATTATTGCAAGAATGACACTAATTGCAGGTTGAATAAGAACTTGATATTCCATAAGATTTCTCCAATCATTTTATTATTTTTATTATACCAAATTTAGAAAGGAGAGCGTATGACAAATTTTAAAAACTTGAATGTTCAACTAATCTTTCAGAAATGCAACGGATGATTATACAGCAGTCAAAAATGATTTTTTGAGAGATCCAAAACTTGAACCTGCCACAATTGGGATATTGATGGTTATTCTCAGCAATAAAGAGAATTGGCTAGTCTATCCAGAGGAAATAGCTAAACGATTAAATGTTAGTCGTGACATGATAGACCGTCATCTAAAAAAACTAGAGGATGCTGGTTATATGCGAGTTGTCAAAAAAAGCCTTGGTAGAGGCCGAGGAGTTCAGACTTTCAGATTCTTCTCAGATATCAAAATTACCGATTTTCAATTTGAGATTATGTTGCAGAGATTGGAGGATGCTTTACAAAAGTTATCCACAGTTTGATATTTACATTTCCGACTTTTACAAATCTGTATTTTACAAATCTGTATTTTACAAATAAGTAAAATAAGGCACTAACAAATATTAACTAACAACAAGTATTAAATAACAATAAATATTAACTAACAACAAGTCCTACTTCTCTTAATAAATAAAAGAGAGAAATTTCAATTTTAGGACTTTGCAAAAATGGGGAAGGAGTACTCATGAAGCAATTAAAACTAAGTATTAAACCCAAGCAAGAACCTACTGAGGGTCAATCTCTTAATTCTTCAGGTTATTCAGTAAAAATCAATGACTGGGAATTAGGCCGTGGGGTCACTGGCTTCAGACTAGAAATGCCTGCGAACGGAAAACCAAAAATCACTATTGATTTTACACCAGATGTTATTGAAACTAATGGCGTGGTTGTGGATCCTCAAGTTTTAGAAGTGTTTGAGCAAGCTTACTCAGACTTTACTGCTAAAATCCAAAATGAGCAAGAAAAATCTGAGCAGGAGCTGCAGGATGTTGCAAAATCACTGCCCATCATCGAACGCTATATTGGCTTGAGACAGGCTTTTACTCGAAAAGGATGGGAAGAGCTAAACAGCCTTTACAACTACCAACTGAACGAAAAAGAGCGTAATTTGTCAAAAGACATAACACTGAACGACAGTGAAACAAATGCCTTTCGCAAATACGCTCAGAGGGCTATAGGGATTATCTAATAACCCCGTGCATTCTATCTGAAAGTCTATTCTGCTCATTGATAGACTTAGACAGATTGCTAGCTACACGGCTATCTCTTGAAAATTCATCTAGGACTTTGGCGAGTGCTTTAGACAAATTTTCAGAGTTATCAATGCCGTACTCATCAAGAATCATCTTGATAACTAGGTCATGCATAACATCACCTCCTTTCTAGCTTTATTATAGCAGATAGGAGAATAACAAAAAAGCCCCTCTGGAACGGCAATTCCATTGAGGGACTCAGTAAAACATTTACGAGGTAATTATATCATGAAAACAGTAAAAAAGGAATGGGAGCCACGAATTGTAAACATCATGGCAGACGGCTCTCAAGTTGACGATCTGACAGGATATGTCATCCCTGCTGGTCATTCGTACTATGACATCATTCTAGGCATGAACAAGCGATCTAACGAGGAGGATGTAGCTTAATGAAATTACTTACTAAATTAAAACTCGGTCTTGAGGGAATCATCCATGAAGTGAGCCTTGACTGGAGAGTAGTCGCAGTCGAGCTTAACGAGGACCTTCTCGAAGAGCGCAAACGTCGCTTTGCTTTCGAGCAAGAAAACTACGATTTGAAGCAGGAGCTTGCTGCTTACAAGTACAAAGAAAATTTTGACATTAAGGCTAGACTGCAAGGAGAAATGTAGATGTACATTATATCAATCCATGTCAAAAATGCTGAAACTGGAAACGAGGATTTCAGTTTGATTGGAAGAGACTTTTTGCCAATTGGCAAGCAAGATTATTCGGCTACTGTTTTCGAGACTAAGGAAGAAGCTATTGCTTATTTGAAATCAGCTTCATACGAAGCTGCGGGAGTTTATGGAAATGACTGGGAATTTCAAGACAAGACTTCTTCTGGAGTGGAATCCCGCTGTCGAATTTGGAAAGTTGGAGAATAAATAAAAAAGGAGAACAATATGTTTAAAGCACTAAAAGCAATCAAAAAAATCAAACAACTGCAGAAAGAAATGCACGCTTTCAGCCTTGCGTTTCTAGCTCTACAAGATATGGGCTTGATGCCAGAGACTGAAAGAAGCAAGGCGAAGGCTCAAACAATGCACGATGTAAGCCACGTACTCAAGGACATCTTGGACGGCAAGTCAGTAGAAGAAGCCATGAAACGTCTAGATGTCAAAGTGAAAGCTGAAGAGGTGGAGCAAGATGATGACAGTTCCAGAGATTGAAAATAAGCTCTATTCATGCGTGACAGTGAACGAGCGCAAGCGCCTTGACTGGTACAAAAAGAATGACATTAAGAAGTATCTGAAGGAGATTGCTAAGCTCTGGAGAAAGTATGAGGACCAACTTGATGGACGGATTATTTAACTATGACAGGGGCATGATGGAGCCACCTGAAGAGCGAGAAGAACTCGACCCAAGCCAGTTCGTATATATTGGATGCGGTCAGTATCGATATGTAGGTGATGAAGTTTAAATACGAAAGGAGCACACATGATCAGCAGAGAAATGAAGAAGAACGACAAGCAGGCCTAGCACCGTATCGCAGGCAGATTTTGACCGAGCAGAAGAACTTGTCCATCGTCATGGCCGTGGATTTAGAGAAGTATTGGAAGTTAGAGCATGATTGAAGAACTACAAGCAGAAATCGACCGATGGCGGTCTGATTATACACATCTTGGAATTAAGCTTGGGAAAATCATTGACGAGCAACAAGATATTATTTTGAAATTGCAAAACAAAAACAGACGCTTGAAGCGTGAAAATTGGAATTTGAAGAAAACGAAAGGTAGAAGAAAATGACAAACGAATTAGCACAAACAAAAGGCGCATATTTAACAGACTTACAAAAACTTGACGGAGCAACCTTGAGAAATTTCGTTGACCCAAAACATCAAGCAAGCCCGCAGGAATTGCAGACATTGTTAGCTATTGTTAAAAATCGTAATTTAAACCCGTTCACAAAAGAAGTTTATTTCATTAAATACGGTAACAATCCCGCTCAAATCGTTGTTTCAAAGGACGCCTTCATGAAACGAGCCGAACAAAATCCAAATTATGATGGATTTGAAAGTGGGATCATCTACGAAGATGCAAGCGGAGAATTGAAAAACAAAAAAGGCGTTATATTGCCAAAAAATAGCACTCTAATCGGTGGCTGGTGTGAGGTCTATCGCAAAGACCGAACAAGACCAGTCTATCGTGAAGTAGAGTTGTCAGCATATAACACTGGCAAGAACTGGTGGCAGAAAGCTCCAGGGCAAATGATTGAAAAAGTCGCTATCGTTGCAGCGGTTCGTGATTCATTCTCAGAAGATGTAGGCGGACTCTACACTAGCGAGGAAATGGAGCAAGCAGCACCTATCGATGTAACTCCTCAAGAAAGCCGTGAGGATGTTGTAGCACGCAAGATGACTGAGATTGAGCAATTCAACAAAGAGCAAGAGGCAAATCATGCAGATCCTGAACCTGCTCAAGCCGAGGAGCCAATACAGGGTGAATTGCTAGACGGTGAACTAGAATACTAGGAGGACAACATGCAAGAATTACAGGTAAAAGTAACACAGGCACAGGTTGAAATCGTTGACCGTGATAAATTTGAGCAGAATATCAATGAGGTTGTAACCAAGTATCAAAATTATACGGTTACAGCTGCAACTATCAAGGATGACAAGCAGACGCTTGCCGATCTACGAAAATTAGACAAGCAGGTCTCTGACGAGCGGATCAGGAATAAGAAAGTCTTATCTGAACCAGCTGACGAATTTGACAAGTATATCAAGAATGCCATCCAACCGTTAAAAGACATCATTACTAAGATTGCTAGTGATGTCAAAGAATTTGAAGAACATCAAAAGGCCGTCCGAATTGACACTGTCAAAGGCTATCTAGCCAACAAATCGGCTGAGTACATGCTGGACCCTCGTCTCTTTGATGAAAAGGCCCTTGATTATGTAAAAGCTGGCGATTTCATGGCTGACGGCGTGACGCTTAAGAAAGCCACAATGAAATCACTTGACGACATGGTTACATTTGAATTTCAGAAACAGCAAGAATTTGAAAAGGCTAAGTCAGCTATTTCAGGCCTCTGTGCTGAGTACGGCATGACTGACTCACCTTACATCC